TCTGCGTTCAACCTTTCTGGTTTGACAGAATTGAGACTTGGTGCGATTGGTGGTCAGGTCGGTGAGGCGATCAACGAGTTCTCCTCTGATGAGTCACTCGCTGGTAACTCAAACACTGCTTGTCCTACTGAATTTGCGGTTAGAGGTTTCTTAACTCGTGCGAAGATGGGTACTAAGGCAATGACACCTCCTGTAGGTACAACTGCTCAAAGACCTGGCGGTGTTGACGAAGAGTTCAACACAGGTTGTTTAAGATTCAACTCAACCATTGGTGCTCTTGAGTACTACAACGGTTCACTATGGATTCAGCCAGGTGTTCAAGAATACAGTACAGTTAGTTCCAGTTTCAGTGCTGCATCTGGACTTGTATACTTCGTTAACACTGGTGGTGGACAGGTTACTGCAACACTCCCTGCATCTCCTGACTTAGGTGCAACAATTACATTCTATGATGTTGCTAAGACATTTGACTCTAACGCACTAGTCGTTTCAAGGAATGGTAGACCAATTCAAGGTGACAATGCTAACTTAACAGTTAACACTGAAGGTGCTGCATTTAGTCTTTGCTATTCTGGTTCAACATACGGTTGGAGAATCTTCTCCATCTAATTTGAGATCCTTTACATAATGATATTTTTTAAAACGCAAATTTTAGGATCATAAATGGCCTCATATAGATCATACAGAAAAATACATTCAGACCAGATTAACGCAGGGAACATTCACCCTGATAAGTTAGAAGCTGGTGTGGCTCCACGATATTGCGTGAAGATGTTCTACGGCCATCCATGCTATTGTACGCCTGGATGTTGTTGCCTCTGGACAGTTCCATCAGGTGTAGAGAAACTAACATTTGAATTATGGGGTGCAGGCGGTAATGGACACGGACATTGTTCATGTAATAGATGTCAACACTATCAATCAGCTTCTGGAGGAACATACAATACTAAAACAATCAGTACAACTGCTGGTTGTCAGTATCGTGTATGTGCTGGTGGAGTTTATCGTTGCTGTTCAAGAGAGTGTAATGGATGTCAAGGATGTTCATCATACGTTAACGGTTACAACTTAAGTAACTTCTGTGCTCAAGGTGGTGCAAGAGGTTGTGCAAACCCAGACTGGTCTAGAAGATGTACATCTAGACACTTCTGCTGTGTATCGCCTGGAACATGGGGTGGAGATTTTGCAATGTCTCCTCACCAAAAGGGTTGGTCAGGTCACTGGAACTGTCACTGTACTGGTGCGGTTGCAAGTGGAGAAGCATCAGGTGCTCCATTCTTATCAACAAACAGTGTTGAACATCAGATGGAACAGTGTTGGTCACGTTGCGGTTGTTGGACTGCTCCTTATGCAACTGGTGGAATGGGTGCTATGACTACATACTGTGGTCGTTGTTGCGGACAGGGCGGTCAAGGCGGCTCTGGTGTCGTACGAATTACTTACGTCTAGGATAGTAAATGGCTAATTATTCATCATACAAAAAGATACATGGAGATCAACTATTATCGAATGTCTTATCGGCATCGAGTTTTAGTCAATCACCTAACTGTACCTACGGCGTAAAGTGGGTTTATGGTATCATGTGTCGTTGTTCGCCTGGTTGCTGTTGCAACTGGTCAGTGCCTTCTGGAGTTCAGAACATGTGGATTCAGGCTTGGGGTGCTGGTGGAAACGGTACTGGTGCATGTTCATGTAACAGATGTCAACACTATTCAAGTGCTGGTGGTGGATATTATAACTCCAAAATGATTACAACCAATGGTGGTTGTCAGTATCGAATATGTGCTGCTGGAGTTTACAGATGTCTATCTAGAGAATGTTATGGTTGCATAGGTTGTTCATCTTATGTAAATGGATATAACCTCTCTAACTTCTGTGCTATTGGTGGATGTAGAGCAAACGCTAACCCAAGTTGGTCTACTGGTTGTACATCTGTCAATACCTGTTGTAGAGGTCCTTCAACAAACGGTGGAGACTTCGGAATGGGTGATCATGCTGGTGTATGGAACGTATCAAGACACGATACTTACCGAGGTTGGTGTCACTGTTATCATTACGGTCATAGACCCGCTTCTGCACCTCTAATTGGTACTCAAGTAACACAGTCTATCCGAAATTGCTGGATTCGTTGTGGTTGCTGGATCGTTCCCTATGGCCACGGTGGACAGAACGCAATGTCTACATATTGTGGTAGGTGCTGTGGACAAGGCGGTACTGGCGGTGGCGGTCTCGTCAAAATTACATACTTCTAAGGGAAAGAAATGGCTTCTTATTCAAGTTATAAAAAGATTGATAACTCTCAGATCACGGATACGACTATCCCTAGCTCTGCGGTTCAATCTGGTACATTCTCAAACTGGTGTGTAAAATGGGTGTATGGTCATCCATGTTATTGTACACCTGGCTGCTGTTGCAGATGGACAGTTCCTAGTGGAGTGACAAGAATCACTTGGGAAATCTGGGGTGCTGGAGGAAATGGACATGGTGCATGTTCATGTAACAGATGTCAAAACTGGCACGGTGCTGGTGGTGGATACTACAATACAAAAACTATTTCGACTACTGCTGGTTGTTCATACACCGTATGTGCTGGTGGTGTTTACCGTTGTTGTTCTAGAGAGTGTACAGGGTGTTGCGGATGCAACTCTTATGTAAATGGATATAACCTCTCAGGATTCTGTGCCTTAGGTGGTACTAGAGGTTGTGCAACTGGTGACTGGTCTGCAAACTGTTATTCACAGTTCCATACTTGTTGTATGCAACCTGGCGCTCACGGAGGAGACTTCGGAATGGGCAACCACGGTGGTAACTCATACAGACCTGACGGATTCAACTGTCACTGTTACTTCAACGAAGGTAGACCAACAGGTGCTCCATTCATCGGAACTCTTGGTGTTTCCTACGGACAAAGACAGTGCTGGATGCGTTGTGGTTGTTGGACAGTCCCATACGGACATGGAGGACAAGGTGCAAACAGTAACTACTGTGGAAGATGTTGTGGACAAGGTGGTCAAGGTGGATCAGGGCTTGTCAAAATCACCTACGTCTAAGATTCTTTGCAGACATTGTAAGAGAACTGCTACAAATAAAATACGTTGTTTAGGGATGTGCGTTGCAGATTCCGACTACTAGAGGGTTTATAACCCTCTTTTTTTTATAAATAGTACCGAAGGAGAAAACCCGAAGAAATCCAAATGGCAACAAAAATTATTTCACAAGGATGGCAACTATCATTGCCGAACGACTTTCTAACAGATCATTCATTTTCTGATGGAAAGCAAAGAGACCAGACTTATGATGGTCCAGACAAAATCTTTCTACAAATTAATGCAGAAGGTAAAGAAGTATATGGTCCTCTAACAGAGGATGATATCGCAGATGGTCGTCCAAAACCATTAGACGTTGTACAGTGGTATGAAGTAGACTGTGCTAGATCAAATCTACACACACTTATCTGCCAACTCAGAGGCCCAGTCATTAACGAGAAGGAAGAAGATAGAGGTGCTGGAGATGATGTATTCCATGCTGGATCTCCAGACCTGACTGCTGATGGATATGAAAGATTCTCATATTCTTCAACACTATTCCCAGATGACATTTACAACTTTGAGTCTATCGTAGTTGCAAACGCTGGTACTGCTGGTCCTGATGACATTTCAATTCAAGCATTTACTCCTAGAGAAAAGATGAATGGTGTTGACTATGACAAAACTTGGGATCATGTCAGAGAACATAGAAACAAAGTTCTTGCTAACAGTGATGGTCAAATTGCAGAAGATATGCCTGATTCTCTTAAAACAAAGTGGAAAAATTATCGTCAACAGTTAAGAGATCTTCCAGCCAAAATGCAAGCTGCTGGAGTTCATCCTAACTTTGCTGACATGATGTTCCCAATGGAACCAGATTTCACAAATCCACCAGATGGTCCCGCAGATGAAACTGTAACAGTTGAATCATGGAAGCCACCAACTGCAATGTAAAATAAACTTTTATATATAAGTTAATTCAAGATCCTCGTAAGGGGAT